CTCATAGCGGCGGCTCCTGCGGGGCAAAATCCCCGGCACGGTCAACCGTCATTGGCTGCCGCGCCGGGGCATGGTTTAGATTCAGCTACCGCTCGGATCGGCGGGGCTGGTCTGCTGCAAGCGAATATAGAGATCGCCGTCAGTCGTTTCCTTCGCCGCGTCGGCGGCACTCTTGCCGGGACGCTGCACGGCATGGCCAGCAAACTTGTTGCCGGTGGCGGTGGTCGTGAAACAGCCGGTGCCTGCGGTGCCGGTCGAGGGGTCGCCATCCTCATCAAAATAGATTTTTTCACCGATGCTGACTTCCGAAGTGTCATCATCGGCGGCGTAAACCTTGAACACGCCTTCTGTGGCTACTGCTCCGAGAGTATCGGCGGCAATGTCGGTTTCGCAGATGCAGACAAGGTCTTCGAGGACTACAACGTCGCCAGCTTCTTTTGCGGCGGCGGGCTTGTAGTCAAGAGATTTGCCATTCTGGATAAATTTGGCCTGCATGGTCTTTTCTCCTTTTCAGGTTTCAGGTTAAAATCCCGCCCCCCATACGCGAGGGGCGGGGTAATTCAATCAGTTACGGGGTTCAGCTTCCGCTGGCTGCGCCAAGCATCTTCACGCCGCCACGGTATTCCTGGAGGGCAACGCCAAAATCGTGATAGCCACGGAACTTGATGCCCAGGGTGTCGAAGTCCGCGTCGGCACTCTCGACGGTGGGCTGCTCCTTGCCATTCAGGAAGGCGGTTTCAATTACCGGCACATCCCGAGGATCGGCAAGCAGATACCAGGCGGCGGTGCTGTACCCGGTGTATGCACTGTTGCCGAGATAGCTGGACTTCATGACCTGGAACTTGCCAGCGTGGGGGTTATTGGTGCCATACTTCTTGCTGGTCGTGGTGTCGCGCAACTCGGTGGAGTTCATAAGCTGCGTACCGGTGACGAACAGGGCATTCGGCACAAGCAGGATCACCGGGTTGATCGCCATCGGCTTGCCATCTTCATCGGTCTGATCGAGGAAGAGGGTTTCGGCGCTGGTCAGGCTGTCGATGGAGAGGGCGGTTGAAGTACCATCAGAGTAGTTGCCCCGCGCCTCGGTGAAGAAGCTGGAGTTATCCAGGAATTTCGTCCAGAATACATCGTTGATCTTCAAGGCTGCGCCACGGCCAAGGCGGCGGGCAAGATCAGACAGTGCGCCGAGATCATCATTGATCATGTCCTGGCGGGTGAGGCTGAATATCTTGCCATAGGTGTCAACCTTATTGCTGTAACTGGCTTCGCCCAGGCTGCCGTTCTTGAGTTCGCCACCATTGCCGACCTGCTCATACTGCATATCGCCAGTCAGGCGGTAGCCGGTCATGGTCTTGAAGTCAACCGCATTGCGGCGGGCAGTAATGCTGCTCCAGGTGTTTTCGACGGCCATGAAGGCAGTGACCAGATGCTTGTTGGCGGTATTCGAGAGAATGCCGTCAATGTCATTGGTAGAGAAAGCGGCCTGGAGAACTTCACGCGGGGAACTGCGGAAGGAAGAACCGTGGAAACCGTTCTTCCAGGCGCAGTGCATGATCAGTTCCTGGAGGCCAATGCCGTTCTTGAACTGGCTGGAAGCGGCGTCAAGTGCCTGCTCTTCAAAGTGTTCCTCGGGCTTGTTGAGGCCGGTTGAGAGCGCGCAGGCTGCGGCCAGAATATTGCTGTCGGCCTTGTTGCCACCCTTAATGACAATGGCGGGGCTGCCCACACCGCTATCCTGTTCGTCGCGTACCTTCTCGGCCTTGAGGACTGCAAGCTCGGCCTGCTCGGGAGTCCAGCCTTTTTCGATAGCGCGGGCGCAAATCTCCGAGTCCTTACCGGCAACGGCGCGAATCGCTTCAATGCGCAGATTTTCGGCGCGGATAGCCTTGATCGGATCGGCGGCTTCGCCGTCCTCATCATCTTCCTTGCTGGAAGTTACCACGCTCTTGCCAGCACTGGCATTGATGCCCTTGCCGCTGTCGGCTCCGGCTTCAACTTCGCTTTCCTCGGCCTTCTTGGCCGCGTCCATTGAGGCCTTGTATTTGGCCTTGAAAAGCTCCAACTGCTGCGCAGAAAGCTCACTTTCCTTGAGGCCATATTCAGCCTGCAACCATTCTCCAAACTTCATGTCCATCTCCTTATCTTGAGCGGCCTTTGCCGCAAGTCCCGCCTCGGTCGCATCATCCGCGCCGAGAGCAACAAAACTGATCTCTCCAAGGGTGGCTGCTTCCACGAGGTACAGAGGCCCGTCGAAGTCCTGCCCGTTTACATTCACACTTTCACCGGCCTTGACGCGGCGTACCTTCCGCGCTGCTGCGCCAATGCTCATTTGCCAGGGGAAGCCGTTCTTTGCGTTATCGCGTACCTCGACCGCAGAAGGGCCGGTGCCAGAAATGACGCCGGAAACGATCAGGTTGTTGCCACTGATCGCAATGCCGGTTGTATGGCCTACTACAAGCGCGGAGTCGTGATCCTTGAGGATCGGGCGGCTCTTTTCCGTCCACTCGATGCCCTGCAAATCCACCACAACAGGATCGCCCCACCCCATCGGTATCATGGTGCCGCCTGTGTAGGCAATGCCCTTGAACTTGGGGAGAACGGGCTTGCCGTCCTGCGTTTCCGCTGCGGCGGTGATCTCCACTTCGCAACCACCGACTGCCTTAATCTGGCTAGGCTGCGCTGCTGCGCTTGCCCTGATCATTCGCGGCGTTTTCTTCCTGCTCTTTTTCTTCCTGCGTGACATCTGCGCTGTCCTCCTGTGTGGTTGTTTTTGCTTCAAGGGGGTGCCGTAGGCCATGCCTGCGGTAGCGTTCGACTTCTTCAACAAGCCGCTCAAAAGCCTGACCTTCGTCGATTCCGTTTTTCATCTGGATTGAGCCGACTGTTTCGATTGAGGTTTCCAGTTTCAGCCGGTTGGCATTGGCTGCCTTGTATGGATCGGTGTGGCGTTCTTCCAAAGGCCAGAGCCATTGCGCGTAAGCATCCGCAGGCGGGGGATCGATAACGCCAGCGGCTACGGCTTCGCGCTGCCATTCTTCCCAGGTGGGATTGAGGTCGAGATCGTCTACCAGTTTTCTGGTGACTTCGCCTTCCTGCTCAAGCGTCACGCCTTCAAATCGTGCGCTGGCAAAATTGCTTTGGCTGCTGTCCTGGGTGGCAATGGTTGCGGGCATGGCATTGGCCGCGCCTGCGCTGGAAACCAGATCGCGCCGGAACTGTGAGGCATTTTGGCTCGGGTGTTCCGGCTGCATCTGCTTGGGCTCATAGCCGGGGGGCGGCACCATCATCATGCCGTCCTGTATTTCAAGGACGGTCGAAGGAAGAATGGTTCCTGCGTCCTCTACTACGTCGGGGTTGGTGTTTACCAGTACCGTGGCAAATTTAGTGGCCACGATAGCCGCGGCGATCTGCGCTTCGGAATACCGGCGCAGTTTGTGCCATGTAGGAAGATTGACAGCCATCCACGGTTCACCCCTGTGCTGGATCGGGTCTTCCTGCACAAAAACGTGATGCACCTTCGAGGCAGGCACGCGTATGAAGTCATTAAAGTGGTATGTCGAAAATTCAGGCGTGTTGTCGGGGTCTTGCTTCAATATCCAGTACGCAACCGGAATGCCGTCCGCGTCTACCTCAACGCCGTTGTCAATCTCTGCCTTGGCATAATCGCGGGGCTTGGTGGTAGGGGTCTTCACCCGGTCAGGACGGATCAGAAGATAGCGGAGTTTAACGCTTCCTTTGCCACCGCTGCGGATCATCTTGAAGTATTCACCTGTCGGGAAAAGCTGCCTTACTCCAAGGTGAAGCTGCATTCCCAAGCTGCCACCGTGAGGCCGCATGGCGTCACAATGCCGCGCCCATTTGGCAAACTCGCGCTCGGCACTGACCGCCCATTCAGGATTTATCTTGCTGTGTACAGATAGCTTGGGGCCAGGGCCGATCACGCTGTTGGCATAGACCTTCGCCATGCCCTTGGCCATATCATTCTGCTTGAGTTCGTAGCGACAACGGGTGCGAAGTTTATTCAGGTCTGCGAAAAGTGCCTGATTTATCCCAACGTCAGAAGCAAAGGAAAAATCCATTGACTTGCTGTCGCTGGCTGCGGCGTAGTAGGTAGCCTTGACAAGATCGCGCATCTTGGCTTCTGTGAGGCTGCGACCAGTTATGGCATTCCACAGTTTGCGGGCTTTACCCATATCAGGCGTCCCCCTTCAACTGCATCCGCGCCATAGTCAAGCCGCCGCCAGCTTGCATTGACTTCTTGTTTTGCCAGCGGGCGAGTTCGGAAAGGGCTTGATTGCGGTCAAACTTGACGGTGCGTCCATCGGGGTAACGGACTTCGACAACGCCTATGGGGTTTTCTTCAAGAGCGGTTTCGATAGCGGTAATCATTGCTGCCGGGGAAAGTGCCATCCGCAAAGCCTCCAGGTGATGCCAAAAAAATAAGACCCGAGGTGAGGCTGCCTCGGGCCTTACATGCTGCATCCTCTCGCGATGCCTGGGGATCAGTCCAGGGTGACAAGAGAATTTCACTGTCGGGTTGTCATGGTGACAATATGCTATAT